CTATTGAATTGAAAAGGTTCCGGGGTACACCGTGGGCCGTAAAAGAGGCTTTAAAGTCTGTGGGCTATTTTGACGCGCAAATTCAGGAAGGTTTTTCCGGGTACATGTACAACGGTGAAATAATCCACGACGGCGTTCAGAATTACGGCGACGGCCATTGGGCGAACTTTCGCGTTAGCTTGCTTGACCTTGGAGAAACAAAAGGCTTTTCAACTGAAACGCTGGCGTTGATTATAGGAATGATATACAAGTATAAAAACCAGCGTTCAAACTTGCTTGATATCGTACTGAAGGCAACAACGGTTGATTACTTTGAAGACATAGTTGACCAGTTGACCGGGCAAATAAACATACCCAACGATGCGGATTCCTTTAACGTAAGCCGGTATTATGACGGTTCTTTTAACCATGACGGTTCAAATTACTATATATCCGATACGTCAATATTTGAGCTTAATATAAACCTTAATCCTTTTGAAGACGTAATTTCTTTGCCTATTGATTCCGATTTTCTAATAAAAATCATACCTTTAGGGAATGACATTTTTATTACTGAAGACGACGGCGACGAAGTTATAAGCGAAACAGGTAATAAATTAATTGATGAATCAACAGTTGTTGCATACGAAGGACCTTAAAATATATGAAAAATTTACACGACAATTTGAGAGCGAACAAAGAAATGATTGGTGTCTTTTCTTTGGTTGTTAAAGACAAAAACGGAAACGTTGTCGAAAGCTTTGAAGACAGAAATTTAATTGTTGACAAAGCCCGGTACAATATGGCGCGACTTATAAGCGCAGCCGGAAACAATTATTATATTGACGCGATCGGTTTCGGTGTCGGCACTAATGAAGCAAATGTTGCTGACTTAGCTTTGACAGGTTCCGTTGAATTTGCTTTTGATTCTATCGAATACCCGGACAACAACACAGTTGCGTTTAACTGGTCCCTTGGAGAAAACGACGCAAACGGAATGGCAATAACTGAATTTGGTTTAATCTCGAATAATGGTGACTTGTTCGCGCGCAAGGTCCGCGCCGCGATCAACAAGACCAATGACTTTACAATTAACGGAACCTGGAAAATAATTTTCTAACATGGCAAATCTTACACTTTCGGCGACATGGGACGCCGGCGTATATCGAATAGAAACAACCGACGCTGTAATTGGCGGCGAAAATGGTATTTCGAACAAGGGAATTAAAAACCTTGGAAATAGAACGGAATACTTGAAAGCGCACGTTGACACAGCTGAAGCGGAAATTGACACGCTTCAATCAGAAATGATTGACAGAACAACCCGCGTTGCAGCTATCGAAGCGGCAAAGTTCCATTCTCACGGTATGAATTACAGCCGCGGAATTGTTACGTATAATTCAGGTTCGCCGGTAGCGATCGGAAATACCGATTACGGCAAGCTTGTTATTATTGACCCGCCGGCACTTTCAACAACGGTTCGCCTTCCTGCGCTTTCAAATTTCGTTGACAACGCAATTGTTGACGTTCTTATTCATAGTACAAATTCAGCCTATACAATGGCGAAGATTACCTTCACAAGCTTTGACGGTTCCATTGTTGGAAACGTGAACGATTTTGCGGTTGGTGACTTTGCGCGTTTTGTTCGTAAGAGTTCGACGCAATGGCAATTAATAGCGCTCAACAAACGCGACGACACAGTAAACCCCGGTAAGGTTGACTTTTTCGCAATGAGTACGCCGCCGGCTGGTTGGATTGCTGCAAACGGCGCAGCGGTTAGCAGAACGACATACGCGCGGTTATTTGCTGCGATCGGTGTTGTTCATGGTGTCGGTGACGGGACAACGACGTTCAACGTTCCTGACGCACGCGGTCGCTTCATAAGAGGTTGGGACAATGGCGCAGGGAATGACCCCGGCCGTGTGTTCGGATCGTATCAAGCGGACTTGCTGAAAGACCACACACACAATTACAATACCAAGACGCATACAATGCCGCAATCTGGTTCCGCAACTCATTGTTGGGTTAATGACAATACAGTTGCAACCGCCGGCGTAAATGCTGGATTGGGTGGAACTGAAACAAGACCAAAAAACATTGCACTTTTAGCGTGCATTAAATACTAAAATACCATGGCAACAAAAAGAAATGTAATTCAGAAGGCTAAAAAGCCTGAAGTTGTTGAACCGGTTGAAACACCGCTTGAACCGAACCCGGAATTTATTGCGCATACACCTGGAAAGAAGAAAGTATTCGCATACAATGAAGACGGCACGTTTGCCGGCGCTACTGAAGCGCATGAAAGCCCGCTTGAAAAGGGAGTTTTCCACATGCCAGCGCGTACAACTGAAGTTCAACCGATATCGCCAAAAGACGGGTTTATTGTTAAGTTTAGCCCGTCCAAACAAATCTGGATATACGAACCAACCAAGGTTGAAGAGGCGCCAAAAGAAGACACCGCGCAAGCTGAAGAGATAAAGAAAAAACAAAATATTGCAATGCGCAACGGCTTATTGTTGGACTCTGATTATACGCAGTTGCCAGACGTTGCCATGTCAGAAAAGGAACGTAAGGCGTGGGCTGAATATCGTCAAGCCCTGCGGGACATGTCAAAACAAAAAGGTTGGCCGCTGGTCGTTGAATGGCCGGAAAAGCCTGTAAAATAAATCTGATTCCCGGCATTCCCTGAAGTAATTCAAAGTGTCGGGTAAAGCTTATGTTTCCATAATAGGAACAAGGAGATTCGAAGCCCGACGCGTCAAGATATGCGCCGGGTTTTGCTTTTTATAGCAAAAAATTTCCCATAACCAAAAAGGTTCCAAAATGTTTGAAAATCAAGGGTGTTTTTTTTACCTTTAGAAAACGGAACAATTTTATAAATGGCACACCTTGACCCTAACCAACCACACGGCACAACTAACGTTTTTTATTGGGCTGTTTGGGCTTTCATGTTCGTAGCTTCAAAGGCTGCGGGATTTGTCGGAAAAATTCAGTCAGCAATTTCAACTGAAATTGAAATTCCAAAACACGACATTCATTATTTACCACAGCTTCACGAATTAATTCCAGCTATGATTTTAGCCGCCGCGTGTGCCGTTATTTCGTTCCTTGTTAGCAAGGGCGCGGCCTATCTTTGGACAAAGATTTTTCCATCTAAAAAATAAAATCGCCACTATGCAAGAACTACCAAAAATTAAGATGCTTGCATTTCCTGAAGGTCAATTTTTTAAAGAGATTTTCAACAAGGAACAAATCGTATTACACCACACAGCAAGCGGCCGCGGTTCTGACGGCGATTACAAGCATTGGTTAAATACGCCAGAACGAATTGCAACGTCACAAATCGTTGAACACGACGGAACATGTGCGCAGCTATTTAACAGTAAATATTGGGGGTATCATTTAGGAATAACACACCCTAACAGCAAAAGGCTAAATCAAAATTCAATCGCAATTGAAATTGATAGTTGGGGCGGGCTTACTTATGACACAGTGAAAAAAGTTTTTTTGTCATACACTGGCGCAGTTGTTCCGAAAGAAAATGTAATTGAATACGAAAAAGGGTTTCGCGGTTATAGATTCTTTGAGCGTTATACAGCCGAACAAATTGAGTCGGTGCGAAAGCTTCTTTTATTTTGGTCTGAAGCTTATGACATACCGCTTGACTATAACGCGGACATGTGGGATATAAGCCAACGCGCGCTTGAAGGAACGCCCGGTATATGGTCGCACACTTCATACAAAAAAGAAAAATCAGACATTCACCCGCAACCGGAAATGATTGCAATGTTGCAGGGACTAACAAATTAAATTTATGAATTGGCTAATATTTTGGAAACACCTTTATCAATTCCTTTTGTGGATCGGCAAAAGCTTTAACGGCGCAAACGGTCAACCGTCAAGCCGGCGCCTTTTGGTGTTTAGTATTTTTTTTATTTGCTATGCCATTGGCCGACTTGTGTTCATCTTCACTTGCGACAATTTTATTTATCAGTTATACGGCTGTGTCTTGGATGCAACTTTTATTCTGGTCCTTTACGGCATTGTAAATGTTGCGGATATTGCAGCAATAAAAAACGGCGTTACGCCAGAACAAAAACCAAAGAAAGATGAAAATAATATTTAATTTTTTAATCGTATTGTTATTGTTTTCCGCATGTACTCCCGAAGGAAGACAAAGGCGCGCAGAACAAAGAATTGCGCGCATTGCAAAGAAACACCCCGGCGTTGTTAAAAGCGACACAACTTGGACTGACACGACCGTTGCGGTTCCTGTTATAAAGGACTCGACAACCTTCAGCACTGGAAGCGATACGGCGGCCGTGGATTCACTAACAAAGAAGTTTGAAGGCAAAGTTCAACCGGAAATTTTGGACTCATTAAACGAAGGCTTTAAGGCTATATTGGACAAAGCCGGCGACATTGACACGACCATAACAACCGGCAAGACAAAAATCCACTATAAGAAGAAAAAAGGAAAGACCACAATCAACGTTGAAGTCAAGCCGGACCCTGTGCCGTTTAAATATCCAACCAAGGTTAACACAATCAAACCGCCGGCCGCGTTGACATGGTACGAACGCCAGTTAATGAAAATTGGGAAAAAGGTAACAGAAACCGGCATTGCGTTTTTAGGGTTGTTGTTGCTGTATTTTGTTTATAGGATTATAAAAAAGCAGTTCTTCGACTAATACACCCCTTTGCCGGTGTGAACCCGTGGATTCTTAAAAATCTCTTTGATAATATCATAATCGAGGCCGTGACGCTCTAAAGTTTTACGGCCTCTTTTTTTATGGTCCAACGTGGTCAAGGCTGTGAGTTCTGGAACTATGATATTTAAAATACAATTTCCGCGCTTGAAGGTTATCGTTTTTTGATCGCTTTCAATTTCGTTCCAGTTGTGGAAACGCGCATATAACCGCAATATTTCTTTGCACATTGTTGGCGTGTATTTTAAATGCGGCTGCATTCATAAATTTACAAATTATCGTATTTCTTTTCTAATAATTTCAACCTATTGATTTTAATTTGTGTGTCCTGCGAATACGTTCGGCCTGGAAAGTCGTCTTTTAAAATCCCGGCTAATTCCTTGCGCAGCTTCAGCGCTTCGTTCCGTTCGCTTTGTTCCGTGGTTTGTGTTGCCGCTGGTTTCGCTTTGGGCGCCTTGTATTCAATTGTTTTAACAACCTTGACCACTTCAGACCGAACCGGCTTTGTGTATTTTGTCGGCTTGTCTGGCGTCTTACGCGCGCCCGGTGGCAGTCTTAACCATGCGTCAAGGCGAAGACCAGACGCAATTGCGCTGTCAATATCCCTTGCCATTTGTTCCGTTGCTTGATTGGTGAGGTTGAACCGGTCCCGCATTTCCTTTGCAAGTCTTTCGCCCGGACTATCTAAATTTTCCATCTAAAATAAATATACAAATAAATTTTGATATCAAAAATTTTTGTTATAAGTTTGTGTTATGGGAATGGTAATAAAAACGAAAACCGGAAAACTTGGTTATGTTGTAAAACAGCAAGGATTGAAATATTTGTGTAATGAAATCGACGCGAATAATTTCCTTGTTACTGACACAGCAAACAAAGTAAGGACGTTTTTAGTTTCAGCAATCAACACGGAAAAAGTGAAAGACTTGGAACCGTGGGAACTTCGTTCAATCCATTATCACACAGATTAAAATTTTAATTTCTTTCTATGAAAACTAAAGTACTAAAACCCACGATCGACAAAGCTGTAAAAGCTAAAGAGAAACTTTTAAAAGACGCTGACAAAGTTATTGAGCGTTTACAAAAAAGCGGCTTAAAGCAAGACTTCATTGCTGAAAATACAAATTTAAGTTCGGCGACGCTTTCCCGGTTTATGAACAAAAAAGACGGTTACGTTACTAATTCAATGATTAGCCGGTTAACTGTTTTTTTGAACGACCACGGAAAATAATTGTCAAATAATTTTGATATCACTTTTTGTTGATATATATTTGCCTGTGTAATTAAATATAAACTTATGGCAGACAAACCGCAAATGACTGAAGACGCAATTGAATTTTTCCTTCAGTTTATGGAAATTATTTCAGAAGCGAAAAAAGC